ACCAGCTAACCCGAGCAGTTCTTTAACTGCTTTCTTGGCATTTTTGGCTGAATCTCCAAGGTTGTCAGCTAGACCGCCTGAAGCGTCGTCTGCATCACCCATAGCATCTGCGAGGTCGCCTGCGCCACCTGCTGCATCTTGTAAGGCTCCGTTCATATCGCCGACTGCGCCAGCCACACCGTCTTTTACAGTCGCTTTCTTGTTGAACATCAAAGCAATAAACTCAGCGAGTTTAGCCGTCACGTTCTTCAAGACCATAGCGAATGAATTCAAGACTGGCATGATAGCGTTGATAATCGGCAAGAATGCGTTACCTACGTTTAAAGCAGCATCCTTAAGCAATGATTTAAACAAGCTAATGCGCCCATTGACCGACTGTGACAAGGTCGTGCCATACTTAGCAGTAGCTTGTTCCAGGATAGCCATGAGACGGATTTGTTGCTGGGTCTGATAGTCAAGTTGATCCCAACTTTGGCCATTTGCAAAACGTTTGAACGCTTCAGTCGATTGAATCATGGCCACATTTACGTTGATTCCTAGATCTTCAATTGCTTCGGTGTTCCCTAGCAAACCTGAGCGAATACGCTCCATGACGTCTGTAATGCTACGGCCTGAGCCTTCTGCTACAACTGCAGATGTCTGAAGCATCTTAGCAGTATATGCACTCAGCTTGTTTGAATCTTTGATGAAACCCGAAAATAAGTTTGAATATACCGCCCCGTATTTCGTAGCTTCACCAACACCCATGTTCATAGCGTTTGCGTTGTCATTTACCCATTTTAAGAATGTCTGTGAGCTCTCGCCCATTTGACGTTTGATTTGGTTAATTGATGCTGTGACTTCAAGGGCCATCTGCGTTGAGTACATGCCAACATCAAGCAACTTCTTACCAAGATAAGCAAATCCAGCGAATTTGGCTAATTTACCAAAAACGCCAAGCATGGATCCAGATTGCGCCTTGATTTTGTCGGTTGATGACTGTACTTTGTTAGAGGCGTCTTTGACCTTGTTCTCGACTTCTTTCATTTTGTTCTTGAAAGGTGCGATTTCAGCATCAATCATAACCTTGAGCTCATCAAGAGTAACTCCCATCTATTCTCCTTTCATTTTCATTTTTCGATTGTGACTCTCAGCGAATGCGCGCATGCGTTCCTTATGCATCCTCATTTCTTGTTCTTGCCTTGCTCTTTCGACTTGTTCTCTCTCTTCCTGGAATAATTCAGGCGCATAGTCCCAAACCTCAAGTGGCTTGGCATCTTTTGAAAGCAACAAGGATACATTATTTGCTATCATCTGCGAAAGTCTGTAAGATTCAACTATTTTTTCTTTTTGTTTTTGGATCGTGACACGATTATAGCTTTCAATCATTTCTCTGATTTCAAGTACCGTCAAATCCCAAAAATCGAGGGGCCTACCCCCAATGTCCAAAAACATCGGATAAAGCCCCTCAACCATTTCTTTTACTGATGTAACTGCAGTCGATTCTACTCGACTACTTCCATTTTCGCTTTGGATTTCTTGGGAGCTTTCTTGTTTGCTTTCTCCCGTGGCATAAAACCCGATACTTGCAACATCGGCAAGATGACGTCTGCCATGAATGCTGCCTGATCCCCACCGTTATCAACATAATCGTCATATAGGTCAGATACATCTTCAAATGAGAGTCCATGCTCAAACTTTTGAAGTGCTCCATGAGTCAACAGCAACATGACTTTTAGAGGTGGCAAAGCAAAGGCTTCGCCCTCAGCGGGCATGAATACCTTGAGCAAGTTCGCTCCGATTTTTTCTTCAACTTTGGTCGCTTGCAAAGATGTGAGGCGGAGTTTCAATTCCTTATCCTCACTAACTTTCCAAGTTGCGTATGGTAGAGCCATCTATTAACCTCCAATTCCATCAACAAATGTCAATTCAGACTGCAATGCAATCTTGAGTGTGAATTCGATAACAGAGTTCACTCCGCCACCGCCCAATTTAACGGATACTTGACCTTCAAAAGTAACCTTGGTATTGTCTGGGTATGTTTGCTCAAAGTAGAGCTTCTCCTTGTTGTCTGCAGCATTACGCAAGACACGATAAGGTGAAGTGGCAGTTGTGTTATCATAAGCGAACTTGTACTCAAGCTCCCCAGCATCACCAATACCAAATTCATATTTTTTAACCTTGTCTGCAAGAGTCGTATTCTCGACTTTTTCAGGTTCAATACCAAATTCAGGCACTTCTTTCAAACCTACAAGATTTTGATAATCGCCTTTAGTTTTACTAAAAGCAAGCTTAATTCCGTTTGCTAACATGTATTAATTCTCCATTCTATACTGATAAACCAATTGTGAATTCAGGTCAACGATTCCCTCAAAGCGCATCAACTTGTGACGCAAATGCGACGGATCAGGTACATCCTGACAATCTGTTCTTCGCAATCCTAAAGATGCGAAAATTTCATTGATTTTGACCGCTAAATCGCTGGTGCTATCTTTGTCAAAGATATCCACTTTGTAGCGAATATGCGACTTCTTCTCCTGGTCATCGAACCATTCACCCGGTTTATTCTGTTCTTCCAAAAAAATGACGACTGGAACGTTCTCCCAGTCGCTCGGATACGTATCGGTCACATTATCTGCGACCTTTTGCAATTCTTTGTAAATTACAGGCTTAATATTAATCATTTTATCTGTTCTCTTATCTTTCTACTAACGAATTTTGAAATGTTACTAGATACACGGTCATGGTTATCTTTCAAAGCAGGATACAAGTAAGGTTGCGCAGGTTGACCATACATCTTATAGAACTCACCTCTTTTTGCAAAGTGGTAAGGTCCTACGTTGATTTGGTCTTCATGCACGTACCAAGGACTAGACCGATAAGATACGCTTACTTCTGGTGATATGCCTGAGTGGTTCTCTTGCCCTTTCGGACCAGTTCCAAGTTCGACGTAGGCGCCATGGTCTGAGTTTGTAAAGATTTCACTAGATATCTTGTTTCCGTTCACTTTTAACCGAACTCTGATGCTATTTCTCAACTCACCCTCATTTGCTGGTGCCCTGAGTTTCGCTTCGGGTTGTACGATTGTTTTACCAGCATGCAAGACCGCTTGTCCTACAAACTCATTAGTCCTCGCTCCGTATAACTTACGACACTTAGCGATTAAGCTATCTGCTCCGATTAAACCTGACACGTTCTAACTCCAAAACTTGATGATGACTGTATACTTTCTTTGAGATAACCCGATGTGTGACATCTGTCTTGCTATCGATACAGACACCATCTTTCACGTTGATATTCGCATCGTTGATCGCATTCGCATTTAGGATATCATTGACTCGGTTACCGTAAATCTCAGATTGTAGATTGCTACTAGCTGGCCACAATTCAAGTCTTACTTCTTCAACCTCATCCGCATATCCTTCTTTAGCGACTCCCTCATTCGTAACGGTTTTTTTGAATCGTCTGAGGTTATATGGTTTCAGTCTATTCCTTTTCAAAAACATGACCTGCAACCCTCGCTAATCGATGCATCCGAATGCGCTGTAAAAGACCCGTAGACAAGCCTGACTCTGCATAGGTTACAGAGATACCACCCTCGCTCCTAGATTGCTCTCCTTCGCTTCCTGTGCGATTGTAGAGCTCGATTGCAAGTTCAGGTAGTAGTCTGTCGAGCGCTGGAGTCAGCTTCTCTCGGTTCGTTTCAGATAAAATGATGTTTTCAGCCCTTAAAAGTAAAGACGAGAGGACTGTTCCGTCACTCTCGCCTGTTAGTGTTTTTAATTCTTCAAATTCCATAAGACCTCCTAATCGTAAGGAGTCGTCTCGTCTCCTTGGGTTTCGACTTCGTCAATGATCTCGACAACCTCTGCGATATCGACTGAGAACTCACTCTTGAGATTGTGCGACAATTCGTTGTAACGCTCGTCTGTCATCTCAAAGATATCATTCTCATGTCGAACTACTTGCGCTTGCCAATCATTGAAGGTTCGTTTTACTCTGACTTTCATAGATCAGGCCTCGTTATTTAACCTTCCAGTTAGCTGAGTCAGAATCTGGTGCGTTGGTTGAGCTAGTGATTTCTTTGATTGCAACGTAGACTTTATCCTCGTGCGTTACTGTGTCACCTTCTTTGTAGGTTGTTCCAGCCTTCCACGCTTTAGCACGGTTTACTGTCTTTCCTTGGGCTGATTTTTTAGCAGCAGGTTTAGTATCTGCAATTGTGATGATGTATTTTTGGAAGTGTTCAAGAACATACGCTCCAGTGTAGAGCAATTGTTCTACCAATTCACCAAATCGACCAGGTACGTTGTTGTTGTACTTAGTGTTATCAATTTGAATTGGCGATGTCACTACGCCAGGTGCAGCAGCAAGGGCATTTACATTTGGCAAGAATTTAGAAGGAACTTTATAGACTGTGTAGTCATCCAATTCACCAACATATCCTTTGCCAAGGACTTTCTTATCTGCATCCCCTTGTGGCAAGCGTACAATTTCGGACTTGATAGCTTTGTAGAAACTTGGAGTTACAAAGAGCAAGCGTTCTTTTGTGATTCCAAGTTCATCCAATTTCTCAGACACATCAAGAACCGCATTGTAAGCGTTGTTTGCGCCTTTATCTTTGCCCATAACCACGTTATCGCTTACGTTTCCAAGCGCTGCACCAAAACGTAGTTCATCAAGATATGGAGCGACTACTTTAGCAGCTTGACGAGCAATCACATACTCAATATTTACTTGACCGTTTGAGTCACGTTCATCCAACTGGTCAACGAAACGGCCCCAATATTTTTCTTCTTCAAGGGTGTATACCTTTTCTTCTGTTTCAACATTGTCAAATTTATTCACTTGGTTACGTTTGTAGTCTTTCAACTCAGTTGTGTCACCAGTTGCAACTGTGAAAGAGCGACCGTTTAGAGTTACTGCTTCACTTGGTGTCAAGAGTGGTGTTGCGTATGAATTAACCGCAAGGACATCCTCGATAATTCCAAGGTGGCGCTTGCGTGATTCTGCTGTGTTTAATGCTTCAAATGCCATTTATTTTTTACCTCATTTTTTATATTTTTAGCGCAAAAAGTCCTGTTTCCATTTTTCAGTGACTTCTTGCTGATTTGCTGGCGCAGTCTTAATAGGTGCGCTACCCTTCATGCGGTCAGATACACCTTTTTGGACTGCATCCTCCCACGTTTTCTGAATGCTTGCGACTGATTCAGTCACGGCTTCAGCGTTTGACAAATCAACCACGGATACTAATTCGACTGGTAAGCCACGTTCACTTAACATTGCCTTAGCTTCTGCGGTCAATTCCTTGCGAGCAATCGCTTGTTCACGATTAGCTAATTCTTGCTCACGCTGATCTAACTGATATTTCTGTTTCTCGTCAGCGTTCATTTTGGCAAGCTTCTTAGCTTCGTTTTCCTTGGCTTCTTGCTCTGACTTCCACTTAGCAAATTTCTTGTCGATGATAGCATCGACTTCTGCGTCTGTGTACTTCTTCTCGTCTTGCGGTTGTGGTGTAGGTCCTGCAGGCACCTTTTGTTCTTCAACCGTTTCGACCGTTTGTGTTTCTTCGTTCATTGCGAACCTCCTATTTTTAAAGTCGTCCCCGACTGTATTTTCCATAGCTTTTTAGTGTCTTCAATGCTTGGACAATAACGCGCACCGGTGGACTCGAACCACCCGCCAGATTTCAAGACTCGAACTTGGTTAACCCGTGAGATAGGATCGAACTATCTCCCCTTCGTGCGCATAAAAACCGTACGGGATTCCATACGGTTAGGTTTTATAGTTTAATTTCTTCAATTTCTGCACGTTGTTCTAGAATTTTTAAATAATTCCACA